GGTGTTGTAGGACGGTACACCAATCAGTTTATTCAGGTGTGCCCGGGTGAATCGGGTTCGCTCGATGATATAGGCGCCATCGTCTACGGTGGTGGCGTCTGCGCTGGGGTAAATGTCGAACGGACTGACGCGATACCACTGCGGCTTGATTTCCTGCATCTTGACCGCTTGCCAACCTTCCATCCAGCCCAAAGTAGAGACTCGGCGCAAGTTATGGCCGCGAACAAACCCGGCCGGGTAGGTGACGAAATCATCAATAAAGCCCTCGAAAGCGTCATCCCACTCGCCCTCGGCCAGCTGATCGTTAATCAATTCTTCGTGACGTTCGGCGGCCTCCCGCGCTTTTTCCTGCACGACCTTACGAATGTGCTTCTCAGCATCTTCCATCAGCTTTTCAGGGTCAGGCTGCTCGCCGGATTCTTGCGCCTGCTGCAGTGCCTGCTGCATGAACTGCTGGAATACAGGCTGCACAAATTCGGGCGGTACTTCGGCTAATGGGGTTGGGTCTAATCCCCACGGCTTTTCGGTGGACGGCATCAGAATGTCTCGTACCCAGGCAGAAGCGGCACGGCATTTTGTGGTGGTCAGCATCATGTAAACGACACTGCCGCCTTCGGCTTTGATAGCGGACAGCTTACTCGGGTCATACTCACCCTTGCGGCGGCGCAGACAGTCCAGCAATCGGTATTCCACTTCCTGCTTGGCCATCTTGGCCTCTTCCCATGAGCGCCGTATGTGGGCACCCAGGGAGCTTTCTATCAGTTCACGTTTGCGAGAGTCGGCATCGGCCAGGCGCTGGGCTTCGTTTTCATCATCGGCCCGTAAGTCATCGGCAGATTTGTACTGCATCAGCCCCAGACTAGCCATTCGCGGCAACTCCCTTGGTCAGAAAATCGTACATGGCTTGGTTTTCAATGCGCTTTTTGTCGCGCAGCTTCTGGGCGTTGCGCATCATCGGGTGCAGCTGGCCGAACAAATCTTTCAGGTAGCCCGCCGGATCGGATTCAAACTCTTGGATTTTTACGTTCAACGAAATTCCAAATCCGCCGAGGACCTCAAACTGCAACCGGACGCCCTGCTTTGGTTGGGTTACGCGGGCCTCGATCACAATCGGGTCAATCTGAATGTGGTCCACATCGTTGCGAAACTTGCCGCCAGGGATCGGTAATCCGGTTTTTGCCACGGCTTGCGCAATCACCACGGCAATCTCCCGCTGAGTAAAGCTAACGGGTTTGTTGGAATCAAGAATGGCCATGGTTACTCCTAAGTGTGTGCTGCCCAGCCACTGCGCCGACTTGGCGGGCGTGACTTGGCGAAATCTTGGCGTGATATGCGGGCCATCAGGTCGGCTCGGGCAAGCGTTTCTAGCCCTTTGGCGCCGTGAGAGGCCCAGTCATGCCGGGGTGAATCCTTGTAAACGCCGCGCTTGTCGTCCCACTCCTTGCGGTAATTGTCCAAACAGGCGACACCCTGGGCGCAGGTTTCTTCATTGATCCAGCACGTCGGCAGGAACTGGCGAACAGCTTGGACGCCCTCGGCCTGGTTGCTGATTCGCGGGACGACTTCAAACTTAATGCCGAACTGCTTGGCCACATCCACCCGGGACAAGCCTGTGCCCAGCTCACGTACCGCCAGATCGTGTGGCCCATAATGGCCTCCGTAGCGATAGCCTTTTTTGTTCAGTTCGTTGGCGTAGTATTCAATGCCCTCGCCCTCGCCTTCCAGGTAGTCAATCAGGTGGACTTCCCTGCCTACAATCTGCGCAAACCAGATCACCATCGCGTCATTCATGCCCAGATCCCAGCCAGTGAATACCGGCAACTGCGGATTGGCCTGAACTTCGGTCGTGAGTCGCTTATTCTTGCGCAGGAAGCGCATCTGTGTGGCGTAGTACGCACCTTCAACCGACTGGTTAAAGGCTTCTTCAGGAGTTGATGGGTACTCTCGCTGCATATCATCTTGCAGAATTTCAGACTTTTTGGCGTACCAGGCTTGCTGGTCTGGCGTGGTGTGAATGCCCAGCTTCTGCGCCAAATCCTCAAAGTATTCGTGCAATCTCGCCGGCACCACCACGGTACGGGCATCCATGGCATACGCTGGCTCTTGCCACCAAGGGAAAAAGTGAAACTGAAAATCCAGATCGGTTAATTGACGCTCAAGGTCTTGCAAGTTGCGAGCGTTCTGGCAGTAATCAAAAAAGTAGCCTTCACGGCCCTCTGCGGTTGACTCCAGTGTGATCTGATTGCCCAGCCCCACCGCCTCAAACGCGCCGGTTACGATCTCCTGCGCCTTGTGAGGGTACTGTTTGCAGATTTTGCCGAACTCCGACACGTGCAGCCGTTGCAGTGTGCCACCCCGGTAACTGGTGCTTACGTTGATGCTGGAGTCGTTATCAAATACGTAGGCGCCAGATCCACCCTTGTCACTCACTGGCCGGGGAAACCGTAAGCCAATTTTCTCAAACAGTGCCAGCCAGGTGTCGGGAATGTTTCGATACGCAAACGTGATCTTGTTTCGGAAAATATCTTTGGCATCGTCCAGGTTGTGACAGATACACCCGGCGCTGAAGTTTTTCGTAAACAGGCAGTCATCCAGCGCGTCAATCATTTCAAACGTGGTAAAGCCAAGCTGTCGGGCTTTTAGAATGATGTTGCGCGAGTGACCATTCACATAGCGCTCACGTTGCGCGGCATTGGGGTGGAACTTGATCTTCCGCCCACCCTTGTCCTTGATGTAATACAGGGTGTTGATGCGGAACCACTTAATCGACAGCGCCTCGACAATGTGCGCCTTTGCTGTCAACTCACCGTCTGCCAGTGCGGCCAGGTAGGCATCCCCTAGTCTGATTTCGGCGTTACGATTCATTCGTTATTGCGGACGTCTTGGAGCAATTCGGCCAGGGACTTCGCTTTCTGATCGTTGTCCTTCTCATACAATCCCAAGAACTTCATCAGCTTTTCCTGCGCCGGCCCTTTATCTGACAATTAGTATTCATAGCGGCAGACGCCCTTGCCATCCTCATCGCCCGGTAAAGCGGTGACTTTCAGGCCCACGACAGCCGCGGCAATATCATCATCCAACTCATGCGGGGGAAGCGGCTCGCCTTTGTCGTCAAACAGTTTGCGCATATCGTACATGCCGCACCGGGCAATCTCTTGCAGAACGCGGTCCTGAGTAATGTCTGCCTTGTGAGCTGACTCATCCGCCTTCGCTCTCAGGTAGCCCTGGGTATATTCATGGTTTAAGGTTCTGGCGCCCTGGGCCTCGCAAACCTTAATGCTGGACCTTGGATAAACGGCCTTATAGCAAGCCTTGGCATTACCGCGAATGTCGTCGGGTCCGCCACGGTACAAGTCTGCGAACGCTCGCATCTTTGCCTTGGTGCCTTCTTTGGGATTTTTGGCAATGGCCATTACTGCATCCGGTTAATCAGCACAACGCCGTTGACGCTAATATCGCCGTCGGCGTTATCGGTGGCGGTATATCCGGGCTCAACGAACGCATTGCCCTCGACAATCGAGATGTTGCCGCCTTCCACGGCCATGATCGCCGGGTCGGTGTCGCTGGTTACTTTCAGCTCATACGGCGCTGTCGTGTTCAGCTTGCCCATGAATACCCCTTAAACCGAAGTCCAGGTAGCAATGCCAGCAGCATTCCAGTTGACGTTAAACGGCGTACCATCACCCGCAGACTGAGTGCTCGGGAAGGCGTAATGAAATAGCGGCTTGCTGCTCGTAGCGTCCACAACCACCAGTGCGGTAGCGGGTCCGATTTCGCCGCCTGTCGCTGTCACGCTAATGTCATCACCGTCCAGCTTTGCGTCAGCGCCTACCACTGTAATCGCAGCGTTGGCAATAGTCTCGCCTCCAGCGGTCCAGCCATTGCCTGATACCTCGGCAGATGTAATAGCCGTCAACGCTGTCTCGGTCGCTGCAAACGTGTATGACGCGCCAACCAGCATGACCTTCAGATTCGCTTCGTTTACTTCGCCGGCTGCAAACAGTTTTCGTGTGTGATTATAAAAGTCCATTATCTGTTCCTCGAATCGCTAGTAACGTTGATATATCCACGCGCAACGGGTGTCGGGTCGTCAGCAATAACCAGCCAGCAGCTGTAATAGTGCTTTGGCATTGCCAGGAGCTCAGACTCCGTTC